TCTGCTAAGTTCAGACTTTCAGATTGTATTTTTGTTATTGCCATAATTAATCTCCTATCCTGTATGCTCCAAATGAACAATTATCAGCTTGAAAATTATTGCTTCCACTATTTGCCACAGAATTTATACTTGCAAAAATTTCTAAATAATCACTAGAACCATTCATATCTACAACTGCGTTTATTGTTAAATCAGCTTCATTTTCATAACCAGTATTCATTAAATTAAAAACACTTCTAACAGCAGAACCATTTTTATATATATTTAATTTTGTATTTTTGTTGTCAGCATTTCCACCACCAGCTCCACCAACAAAATAAGAATATACAAAATATTTTCCAGCTGTTGTAGGAGTAAACCTATAGTTAGTAGAATTATCATAACAACCATCTGTATCAAATCTTTCTTCATCAAATTGAATTTTTGTTAAAACATGATCTGCAACACTTGTTTGATTTGCAGACAAATTTGCTTCAAAAGCTGGATACATTAAATTAGATGTTTTAGCTTTAGTTACTGCGTCATCAGCTAACTGTGCAGTTCCAACAGAACCACTTGGAGGATTTACTGTTTGAACAGCTTTACCTAAAAACACACAGTACATATCATCACTAACTGATGTAGCACTTGTTAGAGTTAGAGATGTACCACTAGCAGTGTAAGCAGTTGTAGGTTCTTGCCTAACAAAATTAATAAATAATGCAATTTCATTTTCGTTAGTTACAGGATTATCAAGTGTGTAAGATGTAGTCGCACTTGTAGTGAAGTCTTGCTTAGCAAAACTTGTGTAACTTAATGCTGGTTGATTACCTATGTATGCCATTTATTTTTCCTATGTTGATATATCATCAACTGTTGATACCCAAACATCTGCTGAACTTGCTGTATCTGAAACCACTTTTAAAGCGTCTCCACTTTCAACAACAAATTTAGCGCCACCGTCTACCACTTGTAAAGCACCTCCAGCCGTAATCGGAGCATCCTTTACCAAGTAGATATCATTAGAGCCGTCATTAATATAAACATCTACATTAATCGCTGAACTTGTAATATTTGATACTGAAATACCTATAACTGTGTCATAAGAATTAGCAGTAAACAAAGTAGCAGGCGATGTGCCAACAGCGTTGCTTGTATATCTTCTAAAGTTTTGTGCCATTTTTTATTCCTTTTTCCATATTTATTATAACGCAACAGACATAGCTATAGCAAATCCTGCCGAAGCGTTAGAAGCTGTATCGTCTTGTAAAATTATTGAACCTGCCATACTAGAGTGATTCTGACAAGCATAATAGATTGTAGTATCAGAACCAGATGGTACATCTATGTACAAAGTACCAGACTCTTTTAATAATGCACTTGCACCTGTTGTTACTGTACCGTCAGCTGCATGATGAGTTAAACCTGTTGTGTATGCATTACCTGAACTATAAGCACCTGAAACTGTTTGTAAATGAAATGGGTGACCTGATACTGATAAGTTTAATGCATAAGTTTTACCACCTTCTAAGTAAAGAGTAGGATTGTTACCTGAGTAATGGCTGTTAAATAAGTAAGCACTTGAACCACTATTAGTTACATCAATTTCTACAGCCGCATTAATTTTTTGTGGTTCTACATTAAATCTTCCTTGTGCTGATGACCAAGCTAAAATATAATCATCTGCTACACCCGAAATATTAACATTTGATAAATCGCCTACTGAGGCATTTTCAGTTATAATTTTTACCCAACCACCATCATCAGCGACATAAGGTAAACTATCAGCAACATCCCAAGCATACATTCCTTCATAAGTTGAAGCAGTTGGAAAATCACCATCTGTTGCAAAGTTAAATCTTATTTTATTACCTGAACTTGTTAAATTTAAAGTTTTATTTGTTAATGTTTGAGTATCATCCAAATCAACTAAAGTTGCGTCTGATACTGCTGTATCTAATTGTGCTTTAGTTGTAGTTAAAGTATTGTTTGTTAAATCAATTGATTTGTTTGTTAAAGTGTCCGTAGTGTCTTGTAATACAATTGTACCTGTTGCATTAGGTAAACTAATTGTTCTATCTGCTGTCGGGTCAACAGTTGTAAGAGTTGTTTCAAAATCATCTGCTGTTGCTCCTTCAAATACAAAAGCATTTTGAATACTTACCGTAGTTGAGTCAACAGTTGTGGTAGTACCCGAAACTGTTAAGTTTCCTGTTACTGTTAAGTTATTGCCAATAGTTACATTATTTGGTAAACCAATAGTTACTGTATTATTTGTTACAGCAGTTTCAATCTCGTTTGTAGTACCTAAAATATTAAATGTATCACCAAGTGATAGTGTATCAGTTGTAGAACTTGCGTCTCTTAATGTAATAGATGAATTCGATAAAGATGAATTAGCAATATTTGTAATTGTATTATCAGGACCATTTATAGTTTTATTTGTTAAAGTGGCCGTACCATCAGCAGTAATTAAAGAAGATGTATCAGCAGCAATTGTTAAATCATTACTAGATAATGTTGTTGTAATACCTGTACCACCTAAAACTCTAACAGTTTCGCCGTTAGCAGATACAGTTAATACAGTTGATGAATCATCAGCAATTTTAAATGTTCCATCAATGGTAGAACCATCACCAATGGCCGTATAAATCTCATCAAAATTATCGTTTATTTTACCAGCACCGTCACGGAGATTATCACCCGTTCCGTCATTTGCTACTGTTCCTCTGGAAATTATTTGTTTTGCCATATTTCTTTATCTCTCTACACTATTTATACTAATTCTATGGTGTTGAATCATCAAAAGTTAATGTATCACTATCAAATCTAGTCAATGTATTACTAAATAAGTCTTGACTAATTGCCGTTGTTGTTGGAAATGCATAATTCATTTTAAGTGTTCTACCAATAGCGTTAGATGTCAACAAGAAAATTGCATTTGTACCATCTAAAGCTGTCTTAGTACCTGTAATTTTTAAAGCACTTAAATTTTGAAATGTGTTTGCATATGAACCAGCATTTGATGTACCATACATTGTATTTACATATTTGTTAAGAGAACTATATCTAGGTCCCCCATATGCATATCCGCTTTTAACATTATGGTCTGTACCTGAGCCATCAGTTATTATATTTCTAGGTCTACTTAAATAATTAATATCTAAACTTTCAGATAGTGTCAAGTCTCTTGTATTTGCTGTAAATGGGTCTGCAAAGGCGTCACCAGCATCCGGATTAACACCTACTTTTGGTGTTGTTCTTAATGTTGTGCCGTCTGTTGATGTTCCTAATCTTCTACCAAATACAGTTTGGAATAAAGTATTTACAATTGACAAGAACGGTTGTTCTTCACTACCTGAAGTTACACCTTGAACAGGACCACCTGCTGTTACTGTAATTCTTGATTCAATGTCAACTTGACCTGTAAAATAAAAACCTGCTGTGTGCATTGTTTTTTTAAATGCGTCTCGCCATTGTGAGATTGAACGGCCTACTTTAATAACATAAGAATAATCTTGATAGTATAAACTATCTTGTATTCTCATTGTTGTTTCTGAAACTTTTCCTCTTTCACTAATAAATGCACCGTCAGTATCAGCAACTGATACAACATTTACTGTAGCTGTTGCAACATCTAATTTTTTAATTGTACAAGTACCACTAGTAGATGATGTTAATGTTTCATCTATTGCAAAAGTGCCTGATACTGATTTAATTTTTAATAGGCCTCTATCGCTATCAAAACTATCAATTGTACCTGTTGCTGATGATGTGCCACCCGTAACAGTATCACCTGATACAAATGTTCCAACAACACTCGTAACTATCATATTGTTAAAGAAACCTAAAGTTGGAGGTGTGGGTGCTGTTTCATAACTAACACCTAAAGATACTGTTTTCAATCTTTCAATTTTTCCTATTTCATCACCATATGCTTTTAATATCGCACCTGAACCTGATGATGATGTAACTGTAACAGTTGGTAATGATGTATATTGACCACCTTTATTTGTTAAAAATATTTCTTCTATTGTTTGTAAGTCTGTAAATTTTTCTTGCATTAACACATTACCAGAATATTGGTCGCCTTGTGTTGTAGCGTCTTCTAAAACTAATCTATCTTCAACACCTGTAGCTGCAGCTGTACTATTATTTTGGTCTGCAATACCACCGTTTATAATTTTTACAAAACCAGCTGCATTGTTACCACCTGTACCTGTGTTTGTAAATACCAAACTATCACCAACTTCATAACCAGTACCTTTATCATCAATTACAATTTCTGTTACACTACCAGGTCCAATGTCTTCTACTTGAAATAATGCACCTACACCTCCAGCAGTTACAGTAATTGTATCTGAAGTTAAGTTTAGTGAACCATCATTAGTAATATTTTTTGTACCAGGAATACCTGAAACAGTAGCTTTAATAAAATAATCATCATTTTCGGAT